CATAATATTCGCCCTTAGCGTAAGAACTAGGCGTTACATTTCCGATAAATCGAACTTTCATACCGTTAGTAAGACTAGTTCCATTAGGTAGTGTATAAGATTTTTTTCCTAATATGTCAGCATCAACATTTATAAAAGTATTATCGTCAATAGATAATATTTCAAAGACTCCACCGAGATCGGCATTAAAAGTACTAGTATAAAATAATACATCAGGACAAGAATAAGGAACTGTAAATGTAATTGTGCCTTTTTCTAAAGAAGTAACAATTTTCCCCGATTCATCTCTGTATACTAGTTCGCTGTTTAGATATGGATGAGATGGGCCACTAGATCTAGCTGTCTTAATCATAAACGGATTTGACGGGCTTGACACATTAAATCTATATGTTTGACCTCTGTATAATTTAATTACAGGATCTCTAACTAAACCAGGAGGCGTAAAAATATATTGATCGTCACCGCCAACGGATTCAATGGTAACAGTATATTCACTAGTAATTGCCAATTGCTGACCTAGAATTTTAACTGCGTCAGGGCCATAAGGTAACCAATAGTAGTTTTGAAAATTAACAAATTTATCCCAGTCAATATGCGGATCCCAAGAATAAAATTCTTGTTTGTTTATTCTAGCATGATTAGTAGTGTTACCTCCAAAAACTCCTATCTGGTTAATATAGTCAGCATAGTCTTTAAAGAAAGTAGTATTGCCTAAATCATCATTTACAACCATACCGGGCTCTAGTTGATAATGTTGACGTGCGGCTGTGGGCGCAGTAATAAAAATGTCACTGCCGGTAGTTGCTTTTGCATTTTCCCTACCAATAAACCCATTAACTTTTTTAACAGTTCCCGGACGGATCAGTTGTTCAACTGTTGCTTGTAAAAACTTTTTATTAGCATCAGTTTGATAAAATTTAGGTAGAAAATCTGAAGCCTTTGCTTTGCCAGAGTTTGGATTTACACTATCAACCATTAGTTGCTCCGTATGGTGAACTTGTTACGTTTTGTTGGGTAGAATTAACTACACTAGAATTAGTGTTTGTAATTGCTTTAATCATGCTAGGTGTTATTGATGTAATAATTTCAATGTCATCTACTGTGGCTCCGTTGATAAACAACTGATCGCTAGCTGATTTGATTTCAAATAAACTACCAAAGTTTAAGCCGCTTTGACGTGGCACTATTACAAAATTAGCAATGTAAGGTGTAGCTTGATTCATAACATAGGTTGATAATTCAGTAAAGTAAAATGTATCTCCAAAGTCCCAATTATCTAAATTAAAAAATTGATTAATTGCTGTAATTACTTTTGCTTTAATATCGTTGTCAGAAATCACCTGGCTTGGATTTTTAATTACTTTAAAACTTGCCTGAAGATTATCTTCAGCAATCGTGCCAAACAAAATCTTATAATTTACTGGATGATAAACTACTTCGTCACTTATTGACTTAATTAAACTCAGGCTAGGAGATATTATGTCATATAACTCGGCACTGCTAGGCGGTAACGGTTTAGTTATTGGAGCTCCACTAATCCATTGTCTAAATAAAGTATCATACCCCTTGGTTAACATAAACACATCTATTATGTTGGTTGCGCCGGGATCAATTCGTGAATCGTAGTCAGCACTATGCGTGTACTGGAATTTAATTTTATCTCGACCTACAAATACTTTATAGTCAAGGCTAGCAACTAATGGTTGATTGGCGGCTGTTAATTTTTTAACTACTCCGCTTTTTACAAAATAAAAATATTGTGGGAATGTATATTGATTTCTATCACCAACCAACGATTCGTCAGCTAGTATTTTTACTACAGAATTATTATAATTTTCTACATATCTATAATCATCCTGGCCTTGACTGATCGTATATTTTTCTTGTAAAATATAACGTGTCCAGTTTGTAGCGATCGGATCAACTATATTTAAAAATAGTTCTGGATTATCGACTACACCGTTATCGTCAGAATCAGCAAATGTAACTACTATCTTTTTATTGTCAATATATCCATCTTGACCTGCATATTCTGAAACAACTTCCCAAGGATAGTCTACAGTAAAAGGAAATCCTGCAACGCTGGCTGGATTAGAATTGATGTTTAAAACATTAATAATATCTTTGATTACTGAGTCGTTACGGCTGTCATAGATTTTACGTGTGCTATCAAAAAAGAATCTAACCTGTGTATCACTTTCAAAAACATATCGCTGTTCTCTACTAGTTACTGTATAGTATTCGTTATTAGTAGTAAACAATAACAACCAGCTGGCATCTTGTTGTTTGCTGGTAACATCGCCCTGTTTTGCTATACTAAAGTTAGAAACCAAGTCTAAATTTGATTCAAATATAATTTTCCATACTTGTGTAGTAGCATCGTATCGAAGTCCAAACGGTTTATTTGAATCGATTAAATCAATCATAGTTGTTATTGTCGCCGAGTCAATAACCGTTCTCCACTTTGGAACAATCTGTGTGATAATAGGTTTACTTACTGAAGTTGACGGTATCGGACGATTTAAACTTACTGGCCCGAACCCGGTAGATAATAACCCGGTACCTGCGGCAGTGCCGTCATCTGATACTGACACTACTTCTGCCCAGATAGTTTTTATATAACCAGCAGTAGTTGTTGCAGAAGTTTGAACAAGTGTGTTTTCTCTATTAGTGTCAAAGTAATAACCGGTCGGTGCTGTAAATTGTACCAACGCTCCTGCTTTTAAATATTTTAAATCTGTGCTAGTATATGATCCGACTTTGTATATCGTTCCGTCATTTACATCACCTATATAACCAGACGATGCATTGGCATCTGTTGTTACGTTATTCCATACAATGTTCAAACTGGCTGTGATAAAATTAATAAATTTAGAATAATAAAAATTTCGCAGATTTGCTCTTTTAAGAATATCAAAAATGTCGTTGTAGATAACAACTTCAATATCAGTTTTGCTTTGATAACTGAATCTATATTGACTTGTATATTCCTCTGTGTACAGTACTCCGTCATTGGCAAATAAATTTGTTGAGCTGTATTTGCCTGTTGGATCTGCTAGATCAAAATAACGACTGATGCCGGAACTTGTTCTGTTAACTGCTTTTACTTTTGCAACTTGAGTGCTTACTGACAAAGGACTAATATTATAATCCTCACCTGTAATCATTCGATTTTGTGTATAATAAGTTTGCGGAGCATTGGCCTTAATACTATCATTTGATTCTGTAGTAACAGCATTATTAACTGTATAACTTAACGATAATGTAATTGTTAAAGTTTGTAATTGATTCTGTGCAGAATAATACGGTACATCTATCGATACGTTTCTAATATCTCTCGGGTTAATTGCATACTGCAAGCCATTGCTTACTCTATAGTAAGTTCTAAATGTACCTAAAGGTAACTCTCCAAATACCCCGTCGCTAAATTGCAAACTGAATCTGTCGCCGGCTCGTGTTATCACACTGTAAATATTTCTAATATTTTTTTGAATACTATTATAAATTATATTATTGCCTTCAAAATTACTAACAGGTGTCCATAAATCAGTTTCAGCATTATTTCCGTCTAAGCGATATAGCCATATATCTGAATTGTTAACTCCCGGGCTATCAATGTCAACTGATTGGTTACTACTTGGTTGTGCTACTGTGAATAATCCAGTGTTAAGTGTACCTTGTACAAAGTTTAAAAAGAAACCGCTTGATGTGCTGCCTAATCCTTTACCGTCATCTCTATATATACAAGCAAGATGATTACCGATACGAGGAGCTTCCTCGTAAATATAATTTTGTTCACTGAAAGTAGTACTGGTAATTTCAAATGCCATTGTTCTACCGTCAACAGTTTTGTTGAATTCGTATACAGGCACATTTGTATTTGCTCCCTGGATTCGATATTGTTCTGTTGGTATTCCGTATATGCTGGCTTTGCTTGCAGGGTTTCCAAATTGTTGTGTTGCAGGAAACGATGCGTTCATTATTTTAATAAACTGATCGTACCAATTTGCATTTGCTGAATCGTTCCAGTTGATTGTTTGCCCTGCTAAATTTCTTCCGTTGCTGTCAATTACATTTTCTGTAGTTGATACTGAGGCAAACTTTAATAAACCTCTAGAAGCAATATTTCTTTTGGCATTGTAACTAATTAAACGTGCTAGGCGTAGAACACTTTCACGGCGTTCTGCTAGTTCTAAGAAGTTTTCACGAGCATTTAAGTCAACGCGGAAAGCTATGCTTTGGCCCAGGAAGGCAATAAGATCAATTAGGGCAAGGTATTCGCTAGATTCAATATAATCGTTAAAATCTTCAGGATAGTTAGTACGGATATAATCAATCATCGTGCGACGTAGATTCTCAAAGTCGTAACTTTGGAAGTCTGCGTTACGGAAACTTTGATATATCTTTTTCCAGTCTTGTGCGACTAATAGTCTATTTTGTCTAGTTGTTACACTCATGATGTATCCTAATATTGATATTTATCGATTAAAATTATGTACGTATATTATGCCATTAACAAGCCGTTAGCTTGATCAAATCTTAATTGCAGTTGTTGCTGTATGTTATAAGGGCGGTATGACAGTGTACATTGTATCTGGATTCCGCTTTCGTAAGGTGTTACAATCACTTGATCAGTGGTTACTCGAGGATCATAATTTATAATATCACTCACGTTGCTTGTAATAAGAAATCTAGTTTCATCGGTTAGAGGTTCGTATAATAAATCCCAGATTACGCAACCAAATCCTGGATTCATTAATCTTTCCCCCTGACGAGTATAAAAATGATTTATTATGTCTTGTTTGATCAATTCAAAATCATACAATGAAAAATTTTCAGTGTCAGTATTGACTGTACTAAAACCCTTATAAGTTTTAGGCAGGGTGGCGCCGTTCAACGGAGCGGCTGGTAAAGTAATCTTGTTGTATAGCGTGGCGTTTGAGCTCATATATGTTCCTTATTCAGCTGGAGGCGGTGGGTTAAACGTATCAAATGCTGTGGAATATTTTTTCCATTTAGCTGGCATATCACCTAATCCTTTTACATCTGTACCGTATCGTCCATCAACATCCCTATCTGTTAAACCTGGTTTAAAATTTGTTGGATCTA